CTACTCAGCTTTATTTAACTGTTTAAACACCTGGTTTACATAATTGCTAAGTCCCGCAACCAGAATGCCCTGAACAATTGCTGTGAAAATTGCCATTGCGATATTTTGTGTACCTTTAAGGTCGCAAGTTGCAACAACATAGATTCCGCAAACTACAACTCCAACAACTCCAAGGATTGCCGGAATGTATTTGTCCGCTACGGTTTCAGATTTTTTTAGTCCGATTCCGATAAAATACAGGACAACTGCCACGACAACAAGCTCTGGTTTTACATAATTCATAATCTGTTCCATAATATCAATCTCCTTTTTTCTTGTTTAGATGAAGGTCTTTAATCTCTTCATACATCTTTGTTCCAGTTCCGTTCCCGCCTAATTCGTGATACGATTCGTACATATCACAAAAATTTTCAAATGCGTAAGGTGGGATAGAACCAAGTTCCATATATTTATCATGGTACTCAAACAATTTTACTTTCAAGAGAATCATCGTTCCCTTGCTGTTTGCATCTCTGTAATGCTTCTGGTTCTTCAACAGCCAGATGATATAACCTAGCACAATAGGAAGAATCAGCGTATATGTCTGCATCAAAAATTCTTTCACTGCATCTGTCTCTCTTTCTTATTCTATGTAATAAAATAAGACCCATTAAGGTCTTGCTCTAATCTCTCTCATTATTACCACTCCATTCCCCAGACAAACCGGACGGGAATATAAAATAAGAGCGGTCATCCCGCTCTTACACAATACATTTTCTATGACTATTTTCTAAGTTTAGTTAATTAGTTCCATTGCTCTGGACTCGATTTCGTTAGTGATTTCGTGCAATAATTCAATCAATTCGGAGAGTGTCATTTTTTCCTAATTCCATTACTTTTCCAGCACCTCACGAATTGCTTCAAGATCATCTACTGTAAGTGCTGGATAATCTGCCGCAATATCCTCAAAAGACTCTCCGTTTTTAAGACGGATTTTAAATGCTCTTACCATGATTTTCAATTTAAGTGTGTTCAATGTTTTCATTATGCTTCTCCTCCAATCAAATCAGCCATCATTAAAATGATATCGTCTGTAGTTGCTTCTAGTATGTCGATGCGCTCCGCATCAGTTCTTTTAGGTTCATTCCCATAATTTAGATATTTTTCTGGGTTCGCTTTTACATCGGCTAAGTCTAGTGTTCCAGTAGGTTCGGAGATTTCTTTGTAATCATATTCATGATAGGTCTGTTCCTCTTCTTGTCCCTCGGGAATCTCCTTCACAATGTTCTCATTCAGACAGATATAGACATAATCAATTCCATCAATCTGTCTAACGGTAACACTCTCTTGTGTAGTGTCGAATCTTGCTTTCATAAGATATCACTCCTTTACAAATTTGAATCGTTTTGTTCGCGTTGTATCTTCTTTTTATATTGTAGCTGTTCGTGTGATCTAAGATGCCTTTGTATGACATACACTTCCTTGCAAGCCATATTGGAATCTTCTTCCTCTGCTTTACAAGGGATTGTGCTTTCTTGTACGACCGCCTCACTCTTAAGAAAACTCTTCTTCTAATTGTGATATGCTGTCTATATATGCGGACACCCATAATATCAATGAAATGACCGTCATCTTTGCGTTTTGCGATTGTTGTATATACCATCCAACTATCTTTGATTTTCAATCCCATCTCATCTGCTTTCTGAATAATCAGCTTCATAGCTTTGTGAATGTCCTTTGCATTCGTTCCGAGAATCAAAATATCGTCCATGAAGAAAAGTTGATGCTTGACAAGATTTACTCTTTCTATTGTTCCGTTTCTCTTCTTTCTGATACGATACATATTCTCCGCTATTTCATGGTAGATTTGAGACAAGAATAAGTTACAAAGATACTGACTTAAATATGAACCAATGCTCAATCCAGTGTCAAATGTCATGATTAGCATCTCTATCAATTCGAGTAGCGGTTCATTCTTAATGTATTTCCGAAGAAATTCCATTAATTTGTTTCTGTCTATTGATGGATAACATTTGCTGATATCGCATTGACCAGCGTATCGGATATCTTTATTTCTCATCCATCGTTTTATTGCTTTGATACCGTAGGATTGACCTCTGCCTTTCAGTGCTGCACATTGGTATTCTCCAATTCGCTTTAAGAAGTCTTTCATAGCTTCTACTGCGATATAATCGTAGATTTGCTGTTTAATGTTCTGAATTCCGATTCTTCGCACTTTCTGACTGGAAGCATCAATCTTTTCTTTGTACCATATTGGTTGAAAGTGAATATTGCCTTGAATGATTTCTTCACGTACTCCGTCAACCACTGTTTCAACCATCGGTTTCATTCCGTTTAATCCGAACTCATTGAACATTCCTTTAATAGTGTCTGTCGGAAGTCCAGTGTATTCAGAAAACATTGTCAATGAATCTCTTCTTTTGTATTTCTTTTTAAGGCATTTGTATACTGCCTTTTGAATCAGTTTTCTATCTGTTATATCGACCGTTTTGCAATACGTCTTCATCGATTGTCTTTTTAAGGGCTTTCGGTTTGTACTACTAACCCCGGCAGATAGGCGAACCCTATCCGTCCTTACTCCTTCCTTCAAAAGTTTCAGTAGGTCTATAAAAAGTATTTCGGGCATCTGCCCAAGAGCCTTTACAGGCTACACTCTTTACGAGCGCGAAATACGACGCAAGGATTTATATATATATTAGAAATTAACAATTTCAGCCGAGGTAATTCCAATTCGTCCTGTCAAGCCTGTTCCTGCAATTCACGTACGCTGAGCCAGCATTCGACCCATTCCTGAGATTACCGCGTGCGCCGTAAGTCCTTTTATTTTTGTCGGTCGTATTAGGGGCGATCCTCTCTTTCCTAAAGGAAATTCACCCCCAACGACCTCTTCTTAATCGCAGCCGAGGTAATTCCAAAACGTCCAGTCAAGCCAGGACCCGCAAGACACGCACGCCGAGCCAGCATGCGACCCAGGCCCGAGATTCCCGCCTTGTAAATATTCTCGCATTCCAGATGTAGTTTTACCGCCAGCGTATAACATATCTGCGAAGCCTTGTGAATTTGACGAACCTTTTGCAGATGGAAACCATGCGCCAGTATCAACATCTACAGCAACATCACCAACCCAAAAATCCGAACCGTTTCCGTCGGGATTTGCTGGAATTGTACCAACACACGTATATGTGTTTCTAATCGTTGCATCAGAAGAACTGTGCGCTACACCCTTTGGCGCAACATACACTTTTTTGCTGTAATCGCTTTGGAAGTCCATTACTGTATCAGATGCAACCATGTATCCACCGACAGCGTATTCACGGCCTTGAACTCTGTACGGATGCTTGCCATCTGTATTAGAGCCGAAAGAACCATCATGTCTGCCAATAACTGCATCTGTGCTTCCAGACCACCAGTGCATTGACGTAATCGTGATAGGAGCATTTACTGTATCGGATAATTTAATCGGCATGGTGTTAAATCCTGTTTCAATATCCAAATAGACCGCTTTATTATTTGCGTCAAGGGTTTCAATTTTAAGTACTTTTACATCATCTGCATATTTATGAATATTCGCTACTCCACGGTCATTATTTACATCGTTCTTTCCGTCATTGAGCTGACCGTAACCAACTGATACATAAGAGCCAGTGAGAATGTTCTGCGCCTGTGCGTTTGTAACCGGGAAATACGTATGCACATCAGCAGATTCGATGGAAGCAGAGTATTGGAAACTGTATCCCGTACATCCTTGGAATAAACTCTGGCTATTCTTTGTAGCACCCTTGATAATGTTGAAAAGAATCTGAAATGTATTTCTTTCTGAACCAGCACCTAAATGACCTTTACCCTTTTTCTGATAATTCGTAATCATATTGTTATGACTCTGATTTCTTTCAGGTTTTAATCCAGGCTGACTTCTAAGCAGTCCATCAGAAGCGATACCAGAAACATAAGCAGAACCAATACACCACGGAGTTATTGTTCTGTCTGCACACTTGCATTCTGTCCACGGTTTTAATTTATACTTTTCGTTTGGTGTGTCAGAGATCGTTACCAAATCGTACTCTGGATTTGATGCGTCCCAATTCCACCAAAAACTCATCTGCATAGCACCAACCTCAACGCTACCTGTTTCTTGATAAGTATCATCATATTCTGTAGCAATCGGATATGCCGTGCCATCATCATTACGCTTGTAATTACAATGTACCCAGTCAAAAAGAGGGTGGTTGCCATTTAGATAATCGTCCTTTCCCTCGGTTGTATCAGTGGACGGAACAAATTCCAATCCCGCATTATCTAACAGTTTTTCTCCGCTAGATGTTGGATTGGTTGCGAATTTCCAGATTTTTGTCTGATACACCTTTCCAGTTCTGCGGATATTATAAAAGTCTTTAATGGTTAATGCGTGTGGAGTGTTGTTGTGAATGTCTTTCATTACACTCTTCAAATCAGTGATACCTTCCTTTAGTAAAGCAATGTCGGCTTTATTCTTCGCAATCTGCTCGGCATTTCCTCCTGCCGCTCCGCCGGATCCACCGTTCTTAAGCGCTTTCATCGCAATCGCCTGTGTTAAAAAGTCGTTCATTACTGCCATTCACCCCATTTCCCATTTGCTCCAACAAGCGCTATATCCAAGCTCGCCGTAATGCAGCTTGATCCGATGCCAATCGGATAATCTACGCCAAGCCCAGTTACCTGTTTGCAATTTGTTGGGAGCGTGTCCGAAGTTGAATCTGCAATCAAGTGGACTCTTATAGATCCGTCTGGTAATCGTCTTTCTACGTCTAGTACTTTAATCATGCTATCTCCTCCTAATATCCAAATCTCGCAATCGCAATATTAGCATTGTCTGACCAACAGCCGAATGTATCATTATCTCCATATGCTTTCACTTTAACGGTTGCTCCATCCATCCCGTTTGTCACAAAATCATCTGTGTAATTGGTAGAGTAAAATGCTGTATAGGTCGTATCGTATTCTTTCCACGTTCCGTCAGCTTTTGTGATACGCACTTTGTAATACGTTGCATTTTCAACTTCTGACCATTTGACTGCTGCATAAGTATAACTAAAATACCTTGACTGGCTTTTATAGTACGATGCATATTCCACTGTCGGAGTACCGAGGATGCATTTCTCAATCCAGTTTTTCGCAGCATTGCTGATAGCTTCTTTCAGAGCATCATCTGGCTGAAAAGTAATATCTGGGATTTCGACAGACGGTGGTTTAAGTGGTGGCGTACAAGCCGACACCGGTACGGCACTGGAAAGAGCCAGTGTGAGTGCGCAGATGATAGCTGCTAATTTTCTTCTTTTTCTTTTCATGTTGATTCTCCTATTCTTTTATTCTCCAATCGCAATCCAGTCGTAGGTATCGCCCTCTGTGAGCGCGGACATATCTTCATCAGCTTTTGGCGTGTAAGTTATGGTTCCTTTATTTATTGCAACTGTACCGATACTGTGGTTATCCACCGAGTTGTAGCCAACTCCGATAAATCCAGCTATTCCGCTTAATTTTCCGTCCTTATACACCAACGATAAGATTCCGTGTTTAGCATTACTGCTCGGAAATTTTCTCGCCATTATGAATCTCGACACATTGCTAAGTCCAGTTTCAATCGCTTGGCCATTCATTCCTTTTCCGGTTATTGTTCCGTACTTGACCTCGCTAGTTACCAGCGTTCCTGTAATTTTCATGCCATTGCTTGACGTAAATGTTTTTCCGACTCTTACATCTGACGCTTTTGCATCTCCATAAATACTGCCTTCCTCGTTGTACACAACCGTTTTTTTAATGTCTCCTTTTAACAGTACCGGTTTACTCGTGTCTGCAAGAGAGACTTCAATTGTATGCTTAAGCACCGGCATTGTACTCTGACCATAGTTCGGAATGATTATTGGTGTGGATGATAGTTCCGTTTTTTTTGCAACTGCTTTAATTTCATTTTTGCTCGTCAACGTCCCTTCAATTTTCTTTCCATTCACATAGGCGCTCTTTCCGAGTTCAATGCTGTCTGCATCCGCGGTTGCGTCCGCAGTAAGGATTCCGGCAAAGTCAGAGCCTCTTTCTTCACGCTCTTTTTCTGTAAAAAGTTCTTCGCCTTCTAACACGTTCAAGGTCGCGATCGTGGTATTCCATTCTCTGTCTGTACCTTCTTCAGTCACGCACACGCTAAATCTGACAGTGCCTTTGTGTGATGTAGCTTTCCGCAGAGGACTCCACTCAAAAGTTACATTTTCGCCAGACACCTTTAAATTCTCGGCATTGTATCTGTCTTTTCCGGATACCTTATTTGATGCATTCTGGATGTTGATATGCACATCGGATTTTGTGAGGTCAATTCCATCTCCGACAATTTTCGGACATCGGAAGTACTTTCGGATTGCCTTGCTGTCATTTTCGACTCCAAGTAGTTTTTCGCTTTGTGGAATCGTAATACTGCGATTTTCCGCATTAATTTCGATATAATTGATTTCCGCCATTTTCCATCACCTCCTAATCTACCGGAACAAAAATCAGTCTCGTGTTAAACATGCTCCACCCCCCGCCATTTTTGTATGACGTAACAAGGATTGTGTCTCCTTTTGAGCATCGTCCGCAAAATGTAGATGATAATTTACAGTAATTACCATTCTGGCCAATCAGCGTATTATTAAGCTTGCAGCTTATTTCCTGCGCACAAGATGTATCGTTAACAGCCGAGGACACGGTTACGGTAAAAGCGTATTTGACTCCATCTTTTAAGTAGTCCGATGTGTTAAAGCTAACTGAACCTTTTACAACTGAGTCTACAAATATAGCAATCTTCTTTCCAAGATTCTCCGTCTTTACGTCTATACCGTCCATCTTTTCGCTCAGTTCTTTAACCGCCAAGGCATCAACAAATGTACCCTCTTTTGTAGTGGTTTTTACCGTATCGAGAGTTTTTGCGCAATTCGCTTTGATTTCATCGTCTGCCTTGATTCTTGCGTTTTTCTCTGCTTCAATCGCTTTATCTCTTTCACTCTTTTCGAGATTGATTGCTTCAATCCTTGCATCTCTTTCTTCTTGATCGCCTGCAATACGCTGTGCTTTTTCATTCTCATCAGCGGTTTTTCTTTCGCCAGATTCTTTGCTTACCGCCGTGACCGCCTGCTCGACAAGAGTCTGTTTGCCTTCTTCCTCATCGTCTGGAAATCCAGCAGATCCAGAGCATTTTACTTTTTCCGCAAAAGATACTAGTGTCTTGTCTTCATTAATGATCCTGATCTGCAACTCATTCATTCCAACAGCAAAAAAACCTGAACTCGGGGAAAACGCAATCACATTATCAGCCAGTTCGCACAGAGCGGAATTAGGTCTGCTCATGCTTTTGTGATTTGCATAAGCCACAACTGCTGCCGTTGCCGGAATCGTAAAATCCCTGACCGTAAATTCGATTCCGATCATGTCAGTGCCTTGCGTGATTTCAATCGGAATTTTGATGGTATTTTTTAACACATACACATCCCTTTTAATTGTATTCATAGTTTATCCTTTCTACCCTGGAATCCATTTGACGATATACGCTGATGCTCCGCCTGACGATCCGCCTGATTCACTGTGCGACAATCTCAGGACATAATTCCACGGGAAATTATAATAATTCGTGCACCATATTTCTCGTCCTGTTTGGTCACCACTCTGACCTCCCGTAGCACCGCCAAGCTCATTCTGGCTCGCCTGTACTACTTGACCATTGCCGATCGACATAGCAGTGTGGCTTGCTGTGTTTAGTAAGATATCTCCTCGCTTTATTCCGCTACCATTTGACAGATTGACAAATCCTGTCACATCCTCAAATCCACACGCTAAAAATGCAGAGTACATATTTCCGGTATATGTCGCACCGGCATCCTTAACCTTGATTCCGGCTTGCTGATAGGCAGTGATCAGTAATGAGGAGCAGTCATAGTCTGGACCCCAGCGACTCCCTTGATCGTATCCGTGACTATTATCATTTGCAATTCCAATCGCCCATTGAACTGCAGACTCTACAGCTTTGGCATTTTTACCGTACTGACCGAGTAAATTAAAATAACTCCGAGCCTGTGACCGTCTGTTGGACTCAACCTCTACTCCGGCGCGTTCAAAATTTTTGAGGAATGCACTGGCGAGTTCTTCCGGCGAGGATCCTGACTTTTTAAATGCGCTCCACGACATATTGTAAGCGCTTGTTGGAATCCACTGTCCTGTCGTCTCCGACAAGGCGTCAATCCAATACAGCTGACCGTTCGGATCTGCAATATCATATCCGTTCTGGCGCGCCCAGTCCGTATAATTCGTGGCAGGAGTCCACTGCACAAGACCAAACCCACCCGAATAGTTGTTCGCTTGTAAACTCTGCCACACTCCAGGATTGACATAGGACTCACTCTGCATATTGCCAAGCAATCCAGCAATTGCATTTAGCGACCATCCTCTTGCTGAGAGATATTTATACACTTCCAACGCATTTGCATTCATCTGCTCTTGTGATAGAGCGTAATTTCCGATGGTCCAAGCCATTAAAAGCCACCTTCTTTCGTATTTCCACCAACCAAAAATCCATTGACGTATTCGAGGTAAGTTCCGTCAGAAAAGACAGCTTTTCCGGTCTTGCCGGAATATCCTTTTCCGTCACGTTGCACCTCAAGAGATGCTCCACCGATGGTTGTTTTTCCCGAAGCCAGAAGCGATATATTGTCAAACCTTGCAGATAATTTATCTCCAATAGAGAGGAATTTTGTTCTAACAGCACCTTGCTCTGGATAGATCATAAGTCCTGTCAATCCACCGATCGCACCAGCACGGATGACAATCTCGTAAGATTCGGTCTTGAATGTTAATTTTCCATTTGAAAGGGTAGCCGTCTGACTCCCATCCGTGTTAGCACAGACATATTTGCCTTTTGCGTACACACCATCCTTGTCTAATCGCACAATCTCATTTCCGTCAGCGTTAAGTACTTTCGCAACTCCATTACCATTTCCGGCACCGCCTAATTCCAACGTTCCGCCTTTGATACGATCAGCAAGCATTGTTCCGGCCACAATAAAATCTGCAAAGAATCCTTGTCCTGTTCCGAATGTGCTCCACTTCCAATCTCTCCCATCAGCCGTACGCTCTGATGCAATCTCAAATCCGAGCGTGCCTAAGCACATTGCTCCAAATGTTGGGGAGTCAGGATCCAAATCCTCAAACAATACCGCACGGACCGTCTGCTTTTTTGCAATGGATGACTGTGCTCTAAGCTGCGCCTTAACTCCATTGATCGTACCTTGCACTTGCTGTCCAATAAGACTACCATCTGAGCGGATAGCCTGTTCAACTCTATTCATGATGGACGATACGTTATTTAAAAAATTGTACTGGAATTTTCCCAGGGTGACCGAAATAAGCTTATTCCTTACAGCATCCCATTCCAATTCGATGACTCTTGCATCAGATACGATTCTGAGCTTAGAGTGTTTACAGTGGACGGTATCTCCAAGTGATACAGCTTCCAACTCTTTCACGTCCTCGTACAGTTCCGTGTTCTGCAGAAGCTCCATGTCTGCTTTGATCGTAATCTTCGGCTTGTCGACACCTGCAGCATACTGTTCTTCACATTTCTTTTTGAGCGCTCCTTCGAGCTGTTCCTGCGTATCGCAAATGATTGTTCCGTTTGTCTCATCGTCCTCTGAGGCATCTGCACGCATTTTCACATCCTCAAAAGACATGACTTTGTAATGCACTGTTGGATATTTTTCAATCAGTGGCGAATCTATCCAAGGTGCGTCTCCGGCAATCATATATCCGTTGTATGACTTCGGAATGATTCTCGTAGCAACTTCCGTCATGTCGATCGTTTCGGAAAATCCGTCCTTGACGATATTCTTGCCGTAGAGGACTTGCACTCCATAATCACCACCGACATGATCATCTATCGTGATCTGATAGTTATTGTAGAGGATTTCGCCACCCCATCTATTGATAAATGAGTTCTCATCATTTCCATTGATGGCTTCAATCAGATTTTTTGTCTGATAATACGCTGTAGATAACTTTTTGATATCCGACTTTGCTGAATACATCTTGTTCGGAGCGGTCATGATGTCCAATGCATCTTGTCCATTCTTCTCGGTTGGTCTTACGTCCAATAAAAAGCAATCCTCTTTTGCATCCAAAAAGATAGGAGTAAGCTCTGCACTCACTCCTGAATCTCTTTTTTCTTTATTTTTAATACGGAACAACTGTTCGCCATTGAATGATGGCATCTTAACAACTGCATTGTCATTGATATATTTCCATCTGCCCTCATCATCAATCGGATGCTCTAATGTGGCTGTCCATTCGCCATTCAGTACCACATGAACAGAACATTCTTCCGGAAGAAGTGTCATATCTCCATTGTGATCATAATCTTTATTTTCGGCACTATAAATCTGAATCACTATAAACACCTCCAATTCGGAATTACTTTCAGTTCAAATCCGTCCGTAATTTCGATTTTATTTCTCCCCTCAATCAAAATGAGGTTATCGTAATCACCAGTCACAGACGTATTACTAAGTGTTCCGTCTTCTCTGTATGCAAGCTTCCGTCCTGTGTCAATGGTTAGGTTTTGCCCTATATTTGCCACCATTTTTCCATCATTGACGACAAGAGTGCATTCGCCCTCGCCAGTAATCTTATAGATTGGATAGGCAATCTCATAAGGATTGTCTACCACATCACTCGCAGGCATTTCTCCGAGTCCGCTTTCGAGATACCTAAGTCCATCTTTGGTTAGGAAAGTAGCTGTAAAATTACCAACTCTTTCCGTAGTACGCTTCCCATCGTCCACTTCAACTTTCAAAATCTTGTAGTAATGCTCCGGATCACAGCCAAACCGGAGCAATCCACCTCTTTTTGACAGCCATTTTTTTGCAAGTCCGAAACGTTCATCCCATCGGTCAGAATCTCCAATAAAGTTAAAATCCACTTTGATTTCTGTGGATTCATAACCTCCCTCCAACAGAATCAGCGTTCCGTCCATGCCAGGAATATCCACTGTCTTTTCTTTTCGGACAGCTGCCGGAATGTCAGGAATATTTTTCGCATAGATTCCTAAGCTTGATGCAAGAATTCCATTGTATTCTACGTCCATCATACTCCGACAGCTCCTTTCTTCCATTTAACGCTAGAGGACAGCTTTTTGATGATGGCATCTACTAGTACATCAGCAAGCTTTTTGTCTCCGAGTGAAATGTTATTCTCAATGACAAATGTCAATTCCGACAAAGCTTCAGCAATCAACTGAGCAAGTACAGTATTATTGGACTGCATCTCATCACGGATATAAGTCTTTAGCAAGTCGATCGGAAGAACTGCTTCTGCTCCAGCTTCGCCACCGCCCATCATTCTGTCTCCGTTCATTCCGAAAATAGTTGGGCTGTTCAAGATACCGCCGTTTGCGTACCAGTCAACCGAAAACTTTGGAACTTTTGGTGGAACAAGCGACCATGATCCGCTTGCCTTGAAGTGTGGGAGCTTGATTTTCGGAAGTTTCCATTCAAAGTTGAAAAATCCCTTGATTTTATTAATTACACCTTTAATAAAATCAGCAATGCTGCCAAATAGTGCATTAACTCCATTTCTAAACCATTCACATTTATTATATAAAAGGATAATCAAACCAATTATCACGACAATTCCCATTGGTCCAAGCACGGTCCATAGATTTGAAATCAACGGAATCAATGTTTGTATTCCCATCGCAATATTCCCGATTCCCGAAAGAATTGGAGCTATTGCTGCCACTACCAATACACATCCGGCAATCAATCTCTGTCCCTCCGGGGAGAGCTGATTAAACTCTTCAATCAATCCGGCAATCAATTCCGTAATTTTGGTAATCAGCGGTGCGACTGTATCCGCAAGCTCAGCGGTTGCCTGTTGGAAATCTGCTGTTGCCTTATTTCCGTCTACCAAGTTCTTATTGTTTTCCTGCCATTTTTTTCCTGCATCTACGAGACCCTGATTCGCCATTTCCTGCATGACCAGGTTTACTCTCTCACTTTCGCTTCCACAAGCTGCAAGCTTTTCATTAAATGCGTCCTCCGAGGTTCCCGCCCAATTGAGCATATCCGCAAAAGTCCCAGTAACAGTACTTGTTTTCACAGTCTCATTGATTGATTCTGCAAGTCCATCAATAGGAATACTATCCCCGTAAGTTGCCCATGCACCAATCGTCCCCTCAATTACCGTATTTAATTCTTCTTGTGATAAGCCCAGCGCCTGAAGATTGGCCGTAGTTGTTGCAGCTGTCTGATCATCTGCAAGCACACCATATAAGGTCCTGTAACTTTCCGCTGTTTGTTCTGCTGTGTACCCTGCATTTTGGCTCGATACCTCAAGGGATCCCATAATTTTACGATATTCTGCCGTTGCAGGTACTGTAGCTGCTGTTGCCGCTACTATGCCTGCTGCCGCCGTTGATATTCCGCTAAACTTATCCCCTGTCTCTTTTGCTTTATTTCCAAAATCCTGTACTTTTTCAGCATAGCCTTCCGTTGCAGCTGCTCCGCTTTTCAGCTTTTTCTCAACATCTTCCAGTTTACTTTTGTAACCATTAAGTTTTGTAGTAGTTTCATTTATCTCATTCTTTTTGTCCTGAATTGCTTTTTCATCTTTATTTTCAGCAGATTCAAGAATATTCAATTGTTTTTTTAATGATTCAAGTATTCTTTCGTAATTCTCTGTTTGATTTAAAAGATACTTCTGTTCATCTTTATATTTTACAATCGACTTTGTATGATCGTCATATTTCGCTTTAAGAGCTTCGATTTCAATCTCATTTGCCTTAATTTTATCTGTAGACTCTGCAATTTCATTAGATAATTTCCTAATTTGTTCCTTACTTTCTGCTGCTCCGCTCTCAAGTTCTTCTGTTACTTCAGCAAGGCCTTTCTGATATTTTGTTAAACTAATCTGTGCACTTGTAAGCTGGTTCTGCTTCTTTCGGATTGCATCCTCATTTCTGTTTTCTGCAGATTCCATTTCTTCAAGCTCACGCTTCAGAATTTCCACTTTATCAGAATAAACGTCCGTCTGTTTTGCCAAATATTCCTGACGGTCTTTTAACTTTTCAACTGCAGTAGTGCTATCATCCCATGCCGCTTTTGCAAGTTTAAATGAATTACTATTTTCCTGAACGGCTGTATTTACCTGCTGCATCGTCTTTTGAAAGTCTGCTGCACCATCTGTCTTAAACACTAATCCAACTCTCTTCAGTTCATCTTCCATATAACGTCCTCACCTCCCTCGCTTTCTTCTCACGGAATATCTCATATTGTTCGCAAAAAAAGACGGGACATGAGTGGAAGAACTCGTCCTCTGTCATTCCCATCTCTCTCGCATCAACCATATATTCAGCCCAATTTATCTCGAGCTGAATGCTTTCATCTGCGCTTTCGATTCCTCTTTTTTTTTAACTTTGTCAACTTCTTTCTGATAAGCCTCTACAACTTCAAGAAGTTCTGTCGGATCCGGTGGCACAAGCTGAAGTGCTTCATCAAATGTCACTTTTCTCCCATTGCTTCTTACCATTGCATAGATAAGCTTCGCTGCAAAATTCATCTTGTCGCTGTCTGTTGCTTTTCCGCTCTTTTCAAGTTTGTCTATTCTCCGTCCAAGCTTTGAACCACCTATCTGATCAAGATAAAAGATTGTTCCAAAATTCATTTTCGCTTCAATGGTTGTCCCGTCTGTAAGCTTTATAATTTTACCTGCATTCATGTGCCACTTATTCCTTTCACGCTCCTACTGCTGTTGTAAGGTCTGCATCCGTCAGAATCGGTTTTGCGAAGAACTTCTCTTCTGTAAGTCCTGCCGGTGCCGTGGACTCTGTGACCTTGCTCACGATGTTTCCTTCTGCATCAAACGGATATGCCCTGATCTTAATCGTGTCTGTCTGCTCACTTGCTTTTTCCTCAGATGTTGCAATATCATCGGAGTTCTCAACAAGCTTGCATTTTGGAAACCACTCATAACGAGATTTTCCGTTTTTCAGTTTTACAACCTTTCCATAAGCAAAGATTGGTCTTTCGCTCTTTCCGCCAGCGAGGATAAGTCCGCCTGTTCCTTTTGTCTCTCCGCGCATTTTGGATATTGTATCGTCCGGGAATGCAATCACAGATACCTCAATGTCGATACTGGACATCGGTGAATCTGAATCATAGATTTTTCCGGATGCATACACATCACTTGTCTCAGAGTTCTCAGTTACCTTTACGCTCTTAACGACTTCTGTCTTCTCAACATCAGCCTCGTAAGTGCCATCGTACTCTTTGCCCTCTGTTGCATCAGCAAAACACATATACTGTGCACCGACTGTCTGTTTCATAGCCGGTTTTTTTGTATTAATAGGCATTAGTTAACCTCCTAACCGAAGATGCTCTCTGTCATCTTCTTGTAGTATTTTTCCTTGTTTCTTTCAAAGAGTGGCTTCAAGTGTGCCCTTGCTGTCATCTTCCTGGTTCCATGCTCAAGCATTGGACCGTAATACTTGCCCCATCCAACCTTAATTCCGCTGTCAGTTCTTTCCAGTGCGAATGTACTCACGATATGCGTGTACCCCGCTTTGGTGATCTGACTTCGTGGTTTTGGGAGTCTCAGAAGGTCATTCACAAACTCCTTTGCCCCCTCTTCCACTGCGTCAAGTGCTTTGTCCGGGCTTACGTTCTCGGAATACTGTTTCAACAGTTCCTCGAAGTCTTCAAACCCTCCACTGTCAAAGGTTATCCCGCTGCTCATCCAATCACTCCATCAGTTGTAATTGAGAAGTAAGAATGCCATACACGGTCTTCTGTCACGTATTCGTGAGCAATGGTCGGATGGTAGCCAAGCTCATTCAGACGGTTTTTCAATGCAATCAGTTTCGGATTGCGTGGCTTTCTAGCATAAAAACTAATCTGCCATGTAATCTCATTCTCATAATCGTCACCGGATGCCATTGTGTCTTCCCACATAATCTCCCAGTAATCAATTCTCGGAAATATCTTTTCATTTTTGAGACTACTGACTCCCTCATTAACCGGACAGTCGATGTCATGTAAGAGCTTACTTAATTCTTTTTGTGTCATGCGATCACCTCACGATCATGCGCTGGTGTTTTTAAAGTCAGTTCCGACTCTCTAAATCCATCTTTCGTAGTGATGTGCGCCACATTGTAGATCTCGTGTTGTTCTCTGCCAATAATACAGACACATTTACTGTTAATCTGCTTATACTGTGGAATAGCGAGTTTTAGCGTCACTTCGATGCTGTCAGCGGATAGCTTTGCTCTGGTGGTGTCATATACCGCAAGCTCACGATACCAAAAGCGCATTCCGGTATCACGGAGCTTTTCTTCCGGATAATCTTCCGACTCATCATTTTCGATGCGATACAGTTCAAATACTCCGTCAGTGTATTCAGGCAGTGCCATTTACGTCCACCTCCGTCTCCATCTGCCAAGTCAGGATCACACTTGCATAATTCTCAAAAAACTCACTTACTCTGTGGTGATAAGAATAATACATATAATTCTTCATTAGCATTCGATACGTCAAATCTTTGGTGATGCCACAGCCAGGATTCAATCTCCCGACTGCATGTTCACCTTCTTTTGCAAGATTTCTCAGCTGTCTGTCATCGCAGTATGGAGGAATCTGGAACTCTTCTCTCATCTCATCAACAAGAATGGATAGTTCATTTTCGTTCATTCTCTGCCCTCATTCTTACTAAACGGATGCAGCAGATGTCTGATGTACGTTAATTACATACTCTTCAAGTTTTGTGACGTCGAAAATAACTGCAACATTATCATCAACAGCTCGACCGTTCGCAAAGCAGTTCGCAATGATCAGATCCGCATTTTCCATCGCTTTTGTCTGATCATATTCTGTTACTCTCACACCCGTCGCACCCATTGTGTAATATCCATCAATGGTAAATGCTGCTTTACCCTGCGGGCAGTTAGCATCCGGGATCTTTTCAATATCAATGAATGTTTTATTGACATATCCACCAGTAAGTGCTTCTCCAAACATGCACGGATCTACATATTCCGCTTCATCCGCCGGGTTACAAATCAGATACAGTTTGGTAACAACACGTTTTCCGTTATTTGTAAGAGTTTTTCTTACATTTGCAAGTCCCTTCGGGCTGAATTTGGTGATGTTATTTAAAACGGTCTTCGCTTTATTTGTTCCATCGTCATTTGTGGTTCCGATCTGACGGAAAATACCGATCGGCCCAGTCTTTCCATCTCCATCCAGATAACCTTTTACAAGACCATCCTGCATTGCTTCTGAAAGGATTGCCATAAAATACCGGTCTACAAATTCCATGGAAAGTTCACGGATGGCTTTCGGGATCACCAGATATGCGGACAGCATATGGAGTTCGATATTTAGTGCTGAAATAGTTCCTGATAATTCGCCCTTGATTTCATCTGTAAGATCTCCCCATACTGCTGCACCTGAATGTGATGCTACAATCCATTTCTTTACATTTGCCGGTGCCATGTTTACCAGTTTTAAAATTGGAGATGCTTTTCTTACATCATCGAGTGTGCGATCGATAATTTCTGTCGGGATGATATCAATCTGATTTGCTGTTACAGACTGCTTAATATCCTTGAATCCCTCATAAAATTTCTTTTCTTCCTGTGAGAGATTGCGGAGTCCAAGCTGTTTCTTAAATTCAGCGTCATGGCTCGCTCTTTCTGCCTCTGCCACCACCTGATTGATCAGATCTGCATGTGCTGCTTCCTCGATCATTTCGATCGACTGCATAATCGCATCCGCTTTCTGATCTGCCGGAGCGCTCTCTAACAGCTGCTTAACTTTTTCTTTTAATTCCTGTGATAAATTTTCAATCTTCATTTTATCTTTTCCTTTCTACTCAAAAAATGCACTCCATCCAGTGCTGTTTGCTGGTTCCTTTGGCTCTGCCGGAACTTCTTTCTTCTGTATAAGATTCACTACTCTTTCCGCAATGACCTCTGCGATTGCTTCATCATCCAGCTGCATTGCAATTTCTACTGGCTTTACATTTGCCGTTTTTTCAAGAATGGCACTGCGAATATTTGCAAATGCTGATTGTTTAATTCCGCCATCATCGGACTTTTCGGTTTTTGTGGCGAAGCCATATTCTACAGCTTCCTGAGCTGTGATCCACGTTTCATTGTCCATGAGATTTTTAATCTCATCTTCTGAAATCACTGCTCGACTTACATAAGCATTGACGGAAGCCTGTGTAATCTTATCAAGGTCTTCTGCTGCCTTTCTAAGCTCTGTAGCATTTCCATTCGCATATGTCCATGCATTGTGGATCATGAGCAGTGACGCTTCATTGATGATTCTTTCGTCACCTGCCATAAAAATGACTGATGCTGCAGAACAAGCGAATCCATCACAGATTGTAGTGACTTTCATACCACTATTCTTGAGCGTATTGTAAATCGCCAATCCCTCTGCAACTTCACCGCCATAGCTGTTGATATGCACATTAATTTCCTTTGCATCTAAGGACTGTAGTTCGTTCACAATTCCGCTTGCTGACACGTCACTTTCTAACCACGGCCATGATGTGATATCCCCAAAAATGTAGAGGTCCGCCACATCATTCTTAGATTCCAAAGAATAGTACTTTTTTGCGTCCATGTTCTCTTTCCTTTCTTTTAAGTTTACTGTTTAACGGACAGCTCCGAGATAGGTTGGATCACCTCCGACTATGTATGGTTGCTAGGTTTCATTCGTACTGCCCTCCTCTCCATAGTTTTTCGTCAGTGCTCTTTCCTGACTGAAATCTGTATTTAGTAATGGATAGCCGACCATTTCGCGAAGCTCGTCAAGGTTAAATCCGATTCCACGGAGCTTATCAAGGTTGACTGCACTATCAACAATGTCAACATGCTTAAATCTCGCAAGCCATACCAAGACTTTCTCGTTTTTGCTACAAAAATCGGTTTCTCCGACAATGTAAGCAGTCAGAGTATCGTTGATAACTTCAGCAATCGGTCCGACTGCATAAGTAATAAATTCATTGGTGGCATCGGATTGTTCCGTGATATTTCCATTAAATACAGCTTCAGGAATATCAAATGCATTCGCTACCTCATTGTTGATTTGCTGAGCCATCTTCGACAGTTCCTCGGCTTTGACGGAAGTGTTGATCTGCATCTGATCCACGGATACATTATCTGATTCTGTCAGAACGCTAAGTTCATCGGCTTCCAGTAAATTTTTAATTTTCGCAACATACTGATCCTTTGTCATTACTTTATCTGTTCCGTCCGCTTGCTTTTCCCGGAATGACAGCGCACTGGTGCCAAGCTTCAGCTTATATCGTGGCTGTGCCGACATACGCATCATTGCATTGATGGAATCTAGTGTCTTATCATATTGACTGACTACATTCTGCAGATACAGCTTGATTTTTGCATTGTCATACTTTAATTGTATGACTTCTGATGTCCTGAATGATTTTAAAAGAGCATAATCGTATCCGCCACAAGTAAGCGTGATATGCGAGTATGTTCTTTCCGTCAGCACATTTGTAGTGGACTCCCAGGCGGATGCTCGGTAGTATTTTCCACCAAGCGGAATGATCAAAACTTCCTGTTCCGTCAGCAGCTGCTTAACCACTTCCGTCCAGAACGCTGTTCCACATTCATGGTCATTCGGCTGTATGTTTAACCGATATTCCTGTCTTCTTTTATCTTTACTTTCCGTCTGAATCAGAATGTCAGATTTTGCAATCGCCTTTGCGATCATCAGCATGGCTTTTTCAATGGCAAGCCTTGATAGGTTCAGTTTAGCCATATCCACTGCAATGATTTCCGCCAAAGACTGCATTTCCTTATTCCGATTCTGAATAAAAAAATTAAACATATCTTTTCTCCTAAACGTATATGATCTGGACTTCCAGCTCATCCTTGCAGAACATAGCTACATCAAAAGCCATAAATCCATCATTTTTTCTTAACTTCGGTTCAATTTTACCAAAGCTCTTATTACCAAATTTATCCTCGGTCACACTTGTATTGTTCGTGTACCATCTCATGATTGCTGACTGTCCGAAGTTAATAAGCCCCTGCGAGAACATAGACTGAATAAACGGAGCTATGATTCCAGTAGCGGAGGAAATCTTTCTAATCAGCCTCACGATTCCGTGAGGATTCTTCTTGTCTTCAATAGAAATTCCCCTTTCTTCAAAGGCTTGTTTAAATAATGTGTATCTGTATGTGTCCATTGCAATTTTCTTTATGTCAAAAATTCGCATCTGTTCCATGCACCAGTCAACAACCAGATTCACATCAATTACTGGTCCCGGAACAACTTCAAAATCTTCGAATTCTGCCTGTCCAGCATTTCGCAACGGAAATTTAATGGAATCAATAAACGGAGAGTCGGCACAGATCCATGTATGTTGTCTCCATATCCACTCTCCATCATCTGTCTTGGTCAGAACGCCAGCTGATGCGAAGTCTCGCACATCCGCATAGTCAATGCCGATCACTGCTGCCTGTCCTCGCGTGTCCAATGTTATCCGTGGAATCTTTCGTTCCAGTTCTTTCATCGTCTCGCCTTCATAACATGCTCTCAGGACATTTTGCCATGTCGTTACCGTTTCTTCCTCTCTTCTTGCCGGAAGGTTCATTCTCTTTGTCAGGAACTCCGCTCGCTTAGATGGAATTTTTTTCTGTTCCAGGTAATCATGCATAATGCGGTTTGCCAGAATTGGCAGAAATTCCAGTGATGGATTTGCTTTATGCCATGCATCCGGATCGTCTGCCTCTTTCAGATCATCAATCTCACAGATAAACGGAAAATACCCCAGTGGGTTTTCTCCCGTTTCAAGAATTTCCATACACATTGCGGATATTTCATCCAGTGGACCGTCTCTGACATATCCGTCTGTCGTGATTATGAATTCCCGTGAATGCTTAACTTTACCGAATGATGATTCAAATACATTGATCTGATCATAATTTTCATACGCATGTATCTCGTTTAGCACTAGGCAACCGGTTCTTTTTCCATCCTTTGTTTTTGCATTGGATGTGTTATATTTCATTTCTGCACCAGTTACAAGGTTTGAGATCAGCTCCTTTGTGACCGAGAACTTACCTTTGAACTTAGGATTATCATGCAGCATGTCATACGCTACTTTGAACGTATCTTTTACCTGGTCCTCCGAATTCGCTACGATTTCGACATGATAATTCATCACTCCGTATAGTGGAGTCTGAAAAAAATTCACCAGCGGTATGATGAAACCATCTTTTCCATTTCCTCGTCCCTCTTTTATGAAAAACGTGGGAAAAACCGGAATATCATCCTTGTACATGAACGCAAATGCATATATGAATTTTTGAAATGGGAATAGCTTATAATAATTGCTTTCGCAATATTTAATGCAGTTCCTGTATGTTTTTTCGTCAAAAAAAACATCGTCCCGCTTCATCAACGGCTTTACGATATTTTTTAACAGTAATTTTCTTTTTTTATTTATCCAGTTCTGATGTTCTTCGGCATATTTGAGATAATAATCAATCTCTTTACAGATAACCATCTGCAAGATTCTCCGGCTCTGGTACCGGCTCTTTTAACTTCAGATCTGCCAGGATCTTCAACATAGTGGCCGTAGTTTTCTGCAAATTGACAACGCTTTCGTTCGCTTTTTCCACCGTCATTCCATTCCCGTTCACGGTCTCGTATCTCAACCCTTTGCTCTTAATATCTGCTATAAGTTTCTTTTTCAACGACCAGTAATATATATAATCATTCACTAGATCCATGTAGAATTCTGCACTCATTCCACGTAGTTCCAACTGTCTGGCCAGCGACATTTTTACGTCTTTTTGTGTCAATTTGCTCACCTCTTTTCACTCAAATCATGCCTTTTTTGCTGTTTTTATGCCAAAAAATACAGGCTTTTTACGCCTGTCTCTAAAAATTCTTTCTTATAATAAATTTCCAAAAATGCCACCCCTACCCTTTTCACGCGAGATTTCATTTTTTCTCCAGAGTCATGGCTACATCCCCGTTCTTCATTCAGAAAAAATTGCAGAGAATTGACCGGGGGGTACTACCATCTCTCTTCGCTCGCGAGCTTCTTCCTTCTCGCGAACCTCTTCGGAGCTCTTCCATGTCGCAGGTTGTGACACTGCGTACATAGACTTACCAAGTTATCATCATCAAGACCAAGTTCCGGATGTTCCTTCAGACCCTGGATATGATGTACCTCTTCAGCTCTCCATATCTTTCTGTCTCTTCCGATCAGCTGTGTGCCAGATACAGCTGCGTCTTTTATTCTCTTGCGGCAATCCTGACACTCGTAATGATCTCGATCTAATATCTGCATTCTCTTATGTTTCCATGCAGATGAGTTGTAAAATGCTTTTGCTTCTTTGTCTGTCATATTTTTATTTTGGCGGTTTCTGTATCTGTAATAAGGAGTTCTAAAAAAGTAATTGCAACAAACAAATGTACTGACGTATGAATAAATTCTTTCCAGAGTAAACCGCCAAAACCTCTTTCCGGAATTCATGGCAAAGAAAAAGGCAACAATCTTTCGACTGCTGCCCTGTTTCAATTCTTTACCTGCATATACTATATCACAGGTTGAGTGTCGCATTCTATCGCATATTTAAAATTTTTCAATGCATCTGAATGCTTTTTATGCACATACTGCCAGCAATACCCGGTTCTTGCACAGATTTCTTTCCATCTCATAAGATCTATGTAATGATAAGTCAGGATATCTTTCTCTGTCTCGTCTTCCATCTGCTCAATTCTTTCCCTGATCTCAGTCCGGATCCTAACTCTTTTCTTTCTCTGCTCCACCAGTTTCCGTTCCTGTTCGTCCACTTCTGCTGCATAATCCGACAGATCAGAAAGGTTGCTGCTTTTTGGCAGCCCATCTGCTGCCAGTGCTCCTGGAAGCATCCTATCCAGCTTCAGGCGTTCCAACTCTTCCTCGATCCGCTTCTCCTGGTGTAATGCTTTGCCGTACTGTTTCAGGTATTCTTTTTTCTTCTCGTTCTCTTCTTTCACTGTTTCCATCGGTATACCCTCCCCGTCTTCCTGTCCCTTAATACTAAGATCTCGAATCCTAACAGGCTTGCTATATCCTTTAATGCTTTGTGCGCTTCCTTTACATGGTGTGGAATCCGGCTTGCATCCTGGATGGCTTTGCCTGCTGTCGGATCACGATATCCTTCCTGGTTTTTATACAATGTTTCATCATCTCCTACTCTATCATCGCCGGAATGAACAGCGCCCATAAGCACCACGCCGATCCCGTCCATTTCATTCCAATAATTACTGCAGCTGTCGTAATTATCCATGCAAGTATCTTTGTATATTTATCTTCCATTATCCTTTATACCTTTCCGGAAGCGGCATCCACGCCACAACCTTATACAGTTCTCCCTGTTCATCGAACCAGACACCTGTCTGGGAATAATACAGTGTTGTTGCCTTATCAGCTCCCTCGATCGTGACCAGAAACTCCGCTGCATATGCACTTCTGACATATGATTCTATGAACTCCCGTTGATCTGGGAGTCTTTCTGTTGTTGGAATCCATCCGTTACTCATTATTCTCTGCCTTTCTTCATGAAATCATGATAAATAATATTATCGGTTTCCTTCGGTTTTGCATCCTCCGATTTATCCCAAATATTCCCGATAACCTTCATCTTACAACTTTTTACATAATCTTCCGTTAATGGCATTGAATAGCAAAACGGTTCGCATTTGCTCAGAGCATCCGTCGGAATCGTTTCGTAGTGCCATCCAATTACACTGTCTATTACTTCTTCGCTTTCCACTTCTATAACGTTAAACTCTCCGAATACTGCTTTTACAAGATCAACCGGATTATCATGGCACATAAGGATATCATTCCACTTAGTTTCTTTCAGTGCATGTATCCCCATTTTAATGGCTTCTGCTGTTTCCTCAGACCAGCCCCATTCAAGATGTTTCACTAATCTATCTATTGCTTGATTATTATTCATCTTCGACCTCCTCTTCTTTTGGAAATTGAAAAATAAAAGTTTCAGAAATTTGATCTCTTACCTTTCCCTCTTTTCGTCTTGTATTTTGCATAAATCTTTTCGCCTCTTCTGCCTTTATATAATTTTCTTATTGCCGATCCAAGTCCATTTTCCATATCCTCGGCAGTCTGCTCCCGTGTACCTTCTGCTTCTCCCAACAGTTCAACTGAATCAGATACATAATCAATCAGCTTTTCAATCTCCAAATCTGTGAAATAAATACTCCGTCCCATTTGCTTTACCACCCCATATCATTACGGTATCCAATTGCACTTGGATTTACCATGTATGATCTTTTCAGCTCCGATTCATCCAATTGGTGTTTCAACTGGCTTACTTTTTTCTTTAGTGCCCGGTTTTCTTTTAATACTGCCATGAGTTTGCAGCTATCTTTCTGATCACATTTCGTATCTTCTGAATAGTTTTCACACATCAGGCATACTTCTTTTTCAGCCATTGTTACCCCTTCCTGCGCCACGATTCCACGCCTTCCATTCCTTCTTTACTAATCAACTGCTGCCACTCCCAGTTTATATACGATCTCACTATCCCTTTCTGGTTTCTGACCTGCACATGGTGTGGATAGATTCCAAGGATTGTGACTTTTTCCGTGGCGAGTCTGGTTTTACCTCCCTTCTGGGAGATCCTGCGCCTTAACTGTATTTTGTCTCCAACTTTCATTTTTTTGTTCCTTTCCGTCTTACCTTGCGCATTTTCTTGCTTTAGTCGTCTTCCTCTTCGTCTTTCTCACCCTCCCGGTTCTCTAAAATGATTCCGTTTGCATTTATGTCTCCGTCCGCTTTTACCATAATGTACCTTTCTCCGTTAATCATCTCTAAGGTAACAAGGTCCGTTCTGTCTGCGCTTACTGTTACATGTGCATCCGGAAGACCAATCTCAAATGTCTTCGTGCTCACTGTATTGTCCGCATCGATTTCGGCCGCGTCACAGTCTTTTGTTTTTTCTGCTGCCAGTTCCGGATCTATCCCGATGCTTTTTAATACGTTTTCCAGCTCCGCGCCTTTTAATATCCGGTTGTTGGATTCTGCTTTTATTTCACGGATTCTTCCAAGGTAATGGTAAATATCTTTTGCCTGTTCCAGGCTTACTTTTCCATCTGCTGCATTTAACCCTTCCCTAAAAGCTTCTTTCTGCTCTTTTGGTGTGGATGGCATCCCGCATCGGAGTGTCTGCGTGATCAGGCCTGCGTCCGGTTTATCCGGAACTTTGCTGTAGTACCAGATATGCTCCGGATCTCCGTGGCGGTCTGTAAATGCCGGATATAAAAATCCTTGTGTCGGCATACTTACTACCCAGTCTCTTGTACGTTCCTGAATATCTGCCAGTTCTGGTTTATAAGATAATCCTGCTGCCGATAAACTTACCGGGCAGATACATCCGATCATGTACTCATAAACCTCTTCACTTTCATCCAGATCCGCTCCGTCCGTGGCAATTCCCGGAATGTCGTAGATTCCACTGGCAATTAGAATCAAAGAATACTCTTTATTCAATATGCCAATAGACTCTGCAATCTCTTCCAGGAAAATCTGGCGTACATCATTGTCTTCTAACCCTGTTTTTACAATCGTGTCCAGATGCTGCTTTCTTGTTTTCTCCTTAAACTCCAGCTGAAACATATTTCTTCCAGGCTTTCCAGATAAAACTTTTTTTAAGATATCCAAGTATTTGAATGTTTCCGTCTCTTCGAGGTTTAAAAAGTTTTTGACAAATTCCAACCTGCAGTTCCGGTCATTATCTACGATATATCCGGTTATCCTTGTGATATTGTACCTGTCTATTGTTAGAGTTCTTTTGATCTCCAGTAACTCTTTCTTCATGTTGCTCCTTTCTGGCTGCCGCACCGGGCAGCCATGCACTCTGCGAAATTGTGATATATTAACTTCCTGTGGTGCCTATAAATAATTCTTTCCGGCGTTTTTCATCCATTCTTCCCTTGTATGGGTTCTTTCGTACACTTCCTGGGCTTTCGCCATCAGGATCCGCGCGTTCTTGGCATTGTTATGGACTGCTGCCGGTCCGTTTCGGTGATGTTCCAGGCAGAGATTTACTTTTAACCCTTCCGCCTCTGCAAATGCATGGGTGTTACCAAACAAAACATGATGCTCTTCCAGATATGGCTTGTATGTAAAATCTCCATCCAGTAACATGCACAGATAGCACCGACGATCGCCTTTTGGCTGCATAATGCTTTTTTTGTGCTTCTTACGTTTCTTCTTGATTGGTTTCGGAAACATCATATTCATCGATCAACACCTCCCCGTTTTGATCTACTTTTTCGTTTAAATACAGATACCATTCCTGTGAACTGTGTACTTTTTGGGTTGTCTCTGCAAGGTACAGAGCCGCATGATACAATGGAATTGTCTGGATATATTCCCGGCGGGTTAATTTGATTTTGGGAAATGTGGCCAGATATTCTTCTACGGTTATATTTTTCGGGCAGGCATCCGGTTTCCAGTCTTCTGCACTTAACTGCTCCATCTTAGGACTCCTTTTTGTATAGCTCATGGTTTCCGTAAACCAAATCCGCCTCTTCTCTTTCATAACTCCAGCCATAACGCATTAAGATTTTGAAGCATTCCTGGTATCTCTTTCCGGCATCCTCTTTGTATTCTCCGGAATACTCTACTAAATCCCCGATATAATCATCCATCATACCGTTCATTGCAATCAGTAGTAAAACCTGTGTATCCAGTGTTTGTATTTTTTCTTCTGCTTCTTCCTTTTCTTTCTCATCCGCATCATACAGGCTTTTCCCGGTAAAAAATTTTAGAACCATTCCATTTCCTAACCAACAGGACTTCTCCATCATGTTCCGAATCATCTTTTCAATGATTTTCTGGCGTTCCTCGTCTTTTAGCAGTTCGATTTTTCCGTCCGCTATTGTCCGGATGAATTCTTTTTTTCTTTCATTCATTTTTTTCTGTAAAGCTTTCAACTGCTTTATCTTTTTTCTCTGCCTGTCCCATTCTGTTTCAACCTTTTCTGATTTCGGGAGTTTTTCCACTACATCAATCCCATTCCAACCATCCAGATAATACAGTTCTTTTCCGCGGATATTGATTCTCTTTGGTGGTTCTTTCTCCAGATTGAACGTTTTTACCTCTTTTAGTTCTGCCGTATACTTCTTTTTCTCAATCTCCTTTGGTGCTTTCTTGATTCCTGCTGCCTCCAAGAGTTCGACAATAATCTTTTTATTCTTCTCCCTCTCCCTGTTTTTAATCTCTGCTTCTACTTTCCACTGGATCTGCCTGGAGTCCGCTGCATTTTTTAAGATTTGGTTTCTGGTTTCAACATCCTCGATTCTCGACAGTTGGGCAAGGTCTTTTAGATTTAGCTGATATACCCCGTTCTCATCCGTCTTTTCCTTCACCAGATCCCGGTCAAGCTTCGCGATCTCCAACCTCCGGTGGACGGTTGTCCTGGAAAATCCGGTCTTCTCTGCAATCTGTTCTTCCGTATCTCCAAGGTCAAGCATCATCTGGAATCCTTCTGCCTGTTCCAATGGTGTCAGGTCGATGCGCTGCATATTCTCTTCCAGCATGGTTCCGACCTGGTCTTTGTAACTCATGTCCTGCACGATCCGGCACGGATACATAGTTACGCCTGCCATTTTTCCGGCAGCGAACCGGCGGTGCCCGATGATCAGGGTATATCCTTCGTCATGGTGTGTTTTATCTTCATCCCAGTATCCCGGAATTACCGTAAGATTCTGCATAATTCCTTTCTTCTTGATCGACTCACTCAGCTCTGATAAATCGCCCAGGTCTTTTCGTGGGTTATCCGGATGCTGATGGATCAATTTCGCATTGATATTCGTGATTCCACTGGTTGTCATTTCAAATTCCTCTCTTTCTCGGTGTTTTCAAGGTTTTCTCCTGTTTTTATCTCATTTTTGACTGTAGTCTATCGGAATACCGTGTAGACTCAGAAAATTCAAGAGTTACACGGTGTTTTTGTGTCTGCTCATACAGTTCCTGCCAGAGCTCTTTGTTTTTTATCTCTTTTCCATGTGGTCTGCGCCACTCTTCCCGTTTCCATTTGTCCATATTTCCTTCGTTTATGGTTGTGACCAGGAACTGATCCGGCGTGTAGACAGTCACTTCACACGGTCGGAGCATTCTCAGACCGACAAGGATAGCGATCATGCTCATTCTGTGGTAGGTCGTGTTCTGTTCGGTCTCGATCTGCGCTTTCACTGCCGGTCCTTTCTTAGTCTCGCATTCTACCAGAGCGATGCACTTTCCGTTTTTTGCGGTTGGTCCCCGGAAGTTTACTTCCGTGAACAGTTCTATCTTCATCTTCCGTCCTCCTTATCCGGATCATTTCATAATGCCGATATGGAAATCCGGTTGCTTTGTTGATTCCTTCAAAATAGGTGTCCTTTACTATGTAGTATCCTTTTTTCGGTCTCGGTTCTTTTTGCCACCGGTACAGAATATCCGTCTCCGGTTCCGGAAGCGGCATATTTCTGGATCTTGAAAAACTCGCTTCTTTGATCTTGTGATCCAGAACACCGTCCTCCACATATTTTTTCTGTGTTTTCTCATTTTTTGTGATGTACTGGGCGAGTTTCCGGAACTCTCCTTTTTCGTATAGCAACTGCTTATTCCGAACCTTCCCATGCTTCCAGGCTGCAGCTATGATCAAATCTGTATCCTGGATTCGGTTCAGAACTACATGGACATGCCAGTTTCCAGACGGCGTGCATTCAATATTCCGGAGCCACCGGAGTTCCTCGCCACGTTTCCGGTATTCTTTCTTGCAATATTTATAAAAATCTTCAAAATCTTTTACCGCTTGCTTCATGTCCGCCGGACGTTCTTCTTTCGGATATGTGAGAGTAAAGAAGTAATCATTCACTTTGAAATACATCCGGAGTCTGTGACGTGCCTTCCTCTCCCTGGTCCATTGGTTGACCTGCTCCACTTCCTCCGGTGTGGCTTTCTTCTTTTTTGCTCTCTTCTCTCCCGGTGCTCCATATCTTCCGTCCAGATATTCCTGTCTCTCTATTACATTTCCCAAATCGTATGTCACTCGTCTGATTCTCATAGCGTGTCCTCATAACTTTAATAGTCTTATCAAGTTATTAAAAAGGGCAGTCGCCCTGTAAATACTTGACTTTCCAGCCGCTAAAAGGTACACTATAAGTGCTTAGATTATTCGTGTACCTTTATGGTTGCGGCGCTTGCGATATTTCTTTTCGCAAGCGTTTTTTATTCTTCTTTCAAATATGAAAAATTCATTTTCAGGAATATCTTTAAGGCTTCTGCATCATCCGGTGCTTCAATATCTTCTCCGGCTGCAATTGCAAATACAATATCTCCTAAGATTGGCCATCCGTGCCCGTCTGCATCATAAAAATAGCTTCCAAGGCGGTTGACTTCTTTCTGTTTCATTATTCCGTCTTCATCCACTAGCATGATCATTGGCATTTTAAACGTCTCATACAAGGTTTTTGTGCTTACAGTTTCAAAATGCCCGCCTACTGCTTTCTGCAGATCACGGAAATCATCAAAATCTACATTTATTATCGAAATAATGTTATCCGGTGTTACTTTTACTGTTTTCACTGCTTGTCCTCCAATACTACTGTTTTTCTGCCAGCTTCTTTCAGGCTGTCTACATATTGCTCTAAATACGGGATCGCACTCTGTTTGAAATATTCGGATTCACGATTGACTCTTTCTATTGATTTCATAGTCTCAATCCATTCATCCAGCTTCTCCACTCTGATCCGCCTTTTACGCTGCTTCTCTTCCGGCATGCTCCCTCGCCTCCCTTATTTTCCTTTTCCGGTACTGCCATTCCCGTATCCGGAAATATTCCAGTGCAAATGCTCCGGTAGTAAGTGTTGTGATTCCAAGTGCTGCATATAAGTAAAACAGCTCCTGACTTTTCACTGAGCACGCACCAGCCATCATCAAGATTCCGATAATACTTGCCGTTACGCTTAGTGTCTTTGCGATCTTGTAAAACATCTCTTATCCCTCCTTTGCTTGTCCAACTGGTACCGCTTACGCGGTTTTCTCCTGCTGGTACCCAAAATGCTCTACAAACTTTCTAGTCATTTCCATGACTGCCTTTTGCTTTTCCTCCGGCATCATGGTTGCCATGTCAATTTCTTTTCCATCAATTTCTGCAATAAAAATATGTTGCAAATCCACCACCTCTCTTTTAGATTATGCGATGCTGGTTGTACTTGTTGATTTACCCCACTGTTCTCTGCTATAATTTTCCTATCAAATGATGAAAGGAATGATTTTAATGAAAGCCTCAGTCCATGCACTCAATTTAAACCACTATGAGTCTGAATCTTGTGTGAAAATTTCTTTAGAACTCCCTGCAAAATGCCCTTGTTGCGGAGCTGCTTATTCTCGTCAACCCGAACACGTTAACTATTTTCAAGAATCACCAGGGATTATGACAGCATACGCAACTTATTTTTGTCCTGCTTGTGAAACTTGTTTTTTCGAGGTTTACCTAATTCAAGATGATTCTCCTGATTTGCTTGGATTTCCAATCACTCAGTATCCAGCTCCTTCTGAAGCCACATCATTTTCACAAGAGCTTTCTACACTGACACCCAAATTTGTAGAAATCTATCATCAAGATGAAAAGGCTGAAGCTTTAGGTTTAACGGAGCTTTGCGGAATCGGTTATCGAAAAGCTCTGGAATTTCTTGTAAAGGACTATGCCATATCCAATCATCCAGAGTCCAAAGAACAAATAGAATCCTTTTTGCTCGGCAAATGTATAGCTGATTTTATTGATAACGAAAAAATCAAAACGCTTGCCAAAGCTTCTGCCTGGCTCGGTAACGATGAAACCCATTACATACGTAAACATCAAAATTACAATGTTCAAGATCTAAAACGCTTTATTAAAGCAACTGTTGCTTATATTGATTCCGAACTTAGCTTTACTGAGGCTTTTGCTTTTTTGAATAATTCTCAATGATATTTTTTAATCGATTCGACTCCCATTCAATTTGATCAAGTAACAGCTGTTGATCATTGTCTCTCTCAGCTAAGAAATTTCCATCCATATCCCAGTACTGTGTTATTTCACGTACTGGGTCTTTTTCTATTCCAAGACCTTTCTTTGCTTTTACTTCAATCACATTGATTACTCTTACCTCTGTTGGACCACTTAGACGTTCCATCCCATCACCTCACTCTCTGATTTTCCGCACAAAGCGCATATCCTTTTACAATTCCAATGACTTCACCTTGCAATTTCTGTTCCCTGTTTCTCCAGATCTGCTCTGGCTTTCAGGATGTCCATATTACTTTTGGCAATCACAAACCCTTGTGGATCATGCAGCACAAGATATTTCGCTGCTTCTGTCATTTCAGTTATTTCTTTTTTCTCCTGTTCGTTCATTCTTTTCATCACCCCTTTCTTTCCTGTTGCCCTTTCCATCAGATTCTCCTATACTTTTCTTACAAGCTCCTTCCAGAGCCGAGTATATAAAAGAAAGGAGTTTTTGTTTTGAAACCAATTACAGATTCAAATTTTCTAAGTAAGGATTCGTTGAAAATGCTGAAGCATTTTTCCAAAGTTACTTCAATTACTTCACCCGAATCCAATGAACTTTCAGAAGCTTGTGTATCTCAGTTAATCGCCGCCGGTTTTATCGATCGTTCTTCACAAACATTGAATATTGATACAATGTTTTCCGAATATACCTACACCATTACCGAAAGCGGAAAAGGGTATATTAATCATCTAAAGAGTGAGTCTCGCAAACTGTGGATACCTTACGCCATTACAACCCTCATTTCGGTTTTATCTCTTATGAAATCTTATGGACACGGAATCGATGATATTATCCTTTGGTGTATGCAGCGATTAACGCAATAATTGAAATAATCACAGGGAGCCACGGGTGTCGTTCTGGAAATGGCACCCACTTTTCTTTTTTTCTCATCTTTCCTCACCTCACCTTCATTGTTCCGTTTGCGTATATAATATCACGCATTCAGAACTTAGTCAACTTCTTTTTGTTCTGTTTGCGAACTTTTCTATTTACTTACAATCTTCTGTGTGTTATAATGCGTCATAGAAAGGGGTGAACAGAAAATGAACGAACGATTAAAACAGCTTCGCCTTTCATTAAATTTGAATCAAGAAGAATTTGGGAAATGGCTTGGAATTTCTAAATCCGGTGTTTCCGATATAGAATCTGGGCGACGAAAAGTTACAGATCAACACATCATAATGCTGTCCAGTCACAACATCAGCGAAAAATGGCTTCGTACCGGCGAGGGTGAAATGTTTGTACCTAGATCGGTTAAAGACGAGATTGGTTATTTCGTGGAAGATCTTCTCGACTACGATGGAGAAGGGAATCCATTTTATGATATGATCATAGAAATGATGAAAGATTATCATGATCTTGACGAGAAATCAAAGAAAGTAATTCGTGATTATTTCAAAAAGGTTTCTGATGGCGTGAAAAAAGAGAAGGACTAAAGCCTTCCCTGTTTTTCCAGATATCTGTATAAGATGGCATAGAGTTGCCGGATGATCTTATA